CATGCGCCCACGCGTGCCCCACGCAGGCCCCTTCGACCCCTTGATCTAGGTGGGTCCGACAGGACCAGGTGTAAGAACGGGGCGCCTCGGTGGCGAGGAGCGGGGCGATGCCGTACGCCCTCGACTTCGGGTCGAACTGGACGACCCGGTCCAGAGTCCGCTCAGGCATCGGCCCGTGACACCACCGCGAGCTGTTCCGCGACAGCCTTCGCGTCCAACCGCTGCACAGCCTCCGCGACCCTCCGCACATCGTCCTCGGACAGGCCGTTCCCGTCGTCCCCGCTGACCAGGGGGGCGAGGGCTGCGATCGTCCGCCCCAAGTCACCGGCCCCCGACACACCCTCGCTGCGGAGGACTGAGGTCGTTCCAGCCTGGATCAGCCCCAGTTGCCCGGTGCGCCACCACGACTTCTCATCCTGCGCGGCGATGTCCCCGACGTTCTCCCGCAGGGTCTCCGCGATGATCCGCTTGATGTCCTGCCTGACCTCGTCGTTCCACGGCATGTCGTCCTCCTCTTCGTCCGCCTTGTGGGCGCTGCTCAAGTAGTTCCGGACGTCCCGGCGGAACTCGTCCATGTCGAACGTCGGGTCCGTCTTCCGTCCCGTCGGTCGGGCGACCTCCTTGTGCCCGAGGACCCGGGCCAGCGGCACCCCGTAGTGGGCGCTCAGTGCCCCTACCAGCCGGACGTACGCGGCGTACTGCACACCTGGCCACGCGTCCCGCGGGTTCCCGGAGTGGGCTGCTTCGATGCCGATGGCGTAGGAGTTCCCCATCCACGACTGGTGGACGACGCCGGCGTGGTAACAGAGGCCGGCGGCGACGACGTACACGGTTCCGTCGCGGGCCAACGTCAACTGGGACAGCCGGTTCGCCTCGATGTACCCGAGGGCTCCCTCGGTGAGGTGGTTCGGGGTGACGTCGTGGTGGCAGGTGATGGACTCCACCGCCCGCATCGGCCCGTAACCGCGGGTCTTCCACCCCGACCGCTCCACCACCCGCAACCCCGACTTCCGGCAAGCCTCAGCCAGATCGGTGAGCATCACAGCCGACTCCGTCCACGTCGCGACGCGGCGTTGACCTGCTCATCGGTGATCACGGGTATCTCCAACGTCGGAGGCTTCGGCACGTCAACAACGCTGGCCTCCTTGAGCCTGGCGATGATCCGCTCGTCGTACGCCATGTGAACCGCGAACATGTTCCGCAGCGCCTCCTGGTACAACATGAACCAGGCTTCTCGGTCGGCGGCGCCGGACACCAAACCGTCGACCGTGCGTTGCAGCTCCCGGATCGCGATGTGATCCGCCTCCCGCTCCGCACGCAGACGCGCGTTGTCCTCCTCAAGCCTGCTGACCATCGACCCCGCAGCCCGCGAGATGGCCTCTGTCGCGTCGGCCCCGAGCTTCCTCCGGTTGACGATGCCATTGACGATGGCCCCGAGGACCCCGGCCCCGCCGGCCGCGACTGCGGTCCCGACGATCGTCTCCATCGTCACTTGGGGTGCTCCTTCTTGAAGTCGTCCCGGGCCACCGTTTCGGCGTGGGCCTTCGTGAAGGTGATGACCTGGTCTATATCCCGCTGGATTTGCCGGTACTTCACGACCGACGCGAGGGCCAGCGCTGTCGTGTAGAGGGCGGGAATGGTGGCGGTGAGACCGACCGACAGCAGCAGTGCGAGGGTGTAAAGGGGGCAGGCGGCGGCGACCAGTGCCAGCCCGATCTGCTGGACGATCTTCGCGTTGTCCCCGCGGCGAAGGACACCCGCCAAGGACAGTGAACCGCCGATGACCAACACCACGCCCCACGCGGTGACCAGGGCGGGCGGGGCGATCGCCTCGACACTGCCGGGGCGGGCCCCGAACAGAAGACTCACACCGCCAGCCGCGACAGCGACTAGTAGGAACACCTCGAACGGGTTACGGGGGGTCTCGTTGACGGCAGTGGGCGGATCAATCACAGCGGGATGCCTCTCGCGTAGGGGGGTCTCGCTGGGAGTCAGGTGCCCGCGCCGGACCCCTTTGTGTCGTCAAGGGCGGCCTGCACCTCGGCTCGGGTGATGTGACCCGGCTCCTGCAGCAACGCCTGGACGCGGACCCGCAGGCGCCGCAACGCCAGCAACTCCGGGTCCGGCACCGGCGCCGGCAGGAGCTCCACGAACACCGGCATCACACGATCCGCAGCGTCCGCAGGTTGTGGTCGACAGGGACCACCACCTGCCGGGCCGGCCCGGACCCGACCACGGTCCCCGTGGTAGCAGCAAGGGTCGGTGCCGCCGCGCTGTACGGGGTGTACCCCGTGACGGTCCTAGCCCTCGAGAACTTCAAGGTGACGTTCGTCGGGGCCGGGTTCGCCAAGCGGGTGCCAGCCGCGATGGACGTCGCCGGGGTGTAGATCGACACGTCCCGCCACAACGCCAAGTCCCACGACCCGTCCCGGCGCTGCCGCAACTGGGACCGCAGGTCCGTCCCACCACCACTGATGCTGAACCGCAACGGTTTCAACGGCACAGCCGTCGCCCCGGGATCGGCGTACAACCCGGTGATGCGGTGCAGGGTGTCCGCGATGGGCTTCGGGTCGCCCGGCGCCCGGAACAACCCGAAGTACCCCTCCCGGCCCGCGGCGTGCCGGTCATCGTTGTACATCTGATGGAACGAGATGACCCCGATCCCCAGCGTCGCAGCCTCGAACGGGAAGTCCGCGGCGTAGATACCCGCGACGTCCTCCGGGGTCGGGTTGTGCGAGTCCGCGCCCGTGAAGTTATGGAACCCTGTCTCGGAGAACAGCAGCGGCGCCGCCGCGGACTCAGGGAACGCCGCCCTCGCCGCGTTGATCGTCTCCGGAGCCGTCTCCCGGGACTCCGTGAACTTCTTCCGGAACCTCCGACCAGCCTGGTACATGTGGAAGTTGAAGTCCGAGAAGAACGACCGCTCCCCGACCGGCCCGTCGACCGGGCGGTTCCTCGCGTACGACCCCCACCACGCGGCCTGGTCACGCAACGCCAACGACGAGCACGCGATCGGGATACGCGACAGGACCGGGTCCGCGTCGCCCCGCACGGTCGCGTGCAGCCGCCGCTGCTGCGCGTGGACCTCGTTCACGGGTAGGTCGTTGGACGCGCCTGTGTACGTCGGGGTAGCTGCCACACCCAGCGGCCACGTCGCCGGGGTCCACCCGCCACCGTTCTGCGGTTCGTTCGCCATCTCCACCCGCACCACCTGGATGCGGTTCCACGCGGCCTTGACGTGCGCCCACCTACTTTCGATGGTCTGTGCCCCCACGTCATCGATGATGATGTTCGCCTTGTACCCGACGTCGCCGGCCAAGTTCATCAGCCGGGACTGGTTCGCCTGGTTGGTGTCGACCCGGGACATGCGGACCTCGGAGAACCCCAGGTACTGCAGGTCCGTCTGGAACTGGGCTGCGGTCACATCCGTCCACACCCCACCAGTGGGCTGCAAGCCGACCGACAGGGACTCGATCACCCCGTGAGACCGGCCGATCGGTGTGACCAGCGGAACCGTCAGGTCTTCGTCGCCAGGTCCGGGGTCCACCACGATAGGCGCGGTCTGCCCGAACCGCTGACGTTTCCCCATGAGCAGCGGAATACCCATCAGGCGTACCGCGCCGCGAGGAGCCACGACCCGGCCGCGACCCGGCCGGTGGTTTCCGTCGTGTTCCCCACACCCTGCCCCACCTTGAACAGGACCCGCCCTGACCCGGTCACCAGGACACGCACCCCGGTCAGGCTTAGCGAAGCGCTGATGCCGAGCCCTCTGCCGCCGACGTACCGCGCTGTCTGCGGGCCCACGCTTTCCTGCGCGGTGATCGGGCGGGCCACCGTGTCCGACCCCGTGACAGTGGGCGTCCGGGAACCTACGGCGGCGGCGGGGTTGAAGACGTCCCCGGAGGAGTTCCCCACCATCGTGAACGCCGTTCCCACCGTCCCAGTGATCTGCCACCGCATCCCGGTGTCAGCGCTGACCCGGTAGAGGATGCTGGCCTGGATGAAGAACTCCTGTCCCGCGACGACGTCGAAGGCCAGTTCGCCCTGACCGGTGACACCGACCGCTGTCGTCGTCGGCGTCGCCTGCGCGGGGATGGTGAAGTCCGCACCCAGAGAGGTGATGATCGCCGGGAACGTCGACACGTCGAGGCGGGTGACACCCAGGGTCGGGTCGTCGGTGACGGCGCCCCCGACGACCTCAAGGACGCTGCGTGCCGGCACAGCGGTCCCACCGGCGGCCCTGACGGACGTGTACGCCTGGGTGATCCCGACTTGCCGGCCGGCGAGTTCCTCGAAGGCTTCTTGTGCGTTGGTGGCTTCCGACCCGGGCAACGCCGCGACGGGTACCGACGCGGCGGGCACCAGGGGGGCGTCGGCGGTACCACTGAGGATGCGGGCGACACCCTTGACTGCGGTGGTGGCGTCGACCACGGGGGTCGACGTCGCCGGGGGCGCCCACCGCATGCCCGCTGTGGTGGTGGAGTCCGACGTCAGGACGAGCCCGTTCGCGCCGACCCCGAGACGCCCCGGGGTGTCCGCGGCGGTGGCGACGATCAGGTCACCCTTCGCGTCCAGGAGCGACCCGGGGACACCCCCAACACCACCACCGCCGGCTGGGGCGGCCCACGTGTTGTCCCCACGGAGGAACGTGGTGGCGTCCCTGGTGCCGGTCGCGGTCAGGTCCCCCACCGGGTGGGTGTGCGCGAGGGGTGGCTTCGCGTCGACGTACGTCTTCGTCGCGACGTCCTGCCCCGCCGCGGGGTCCACCGTCTGGAACCGGCCCGCCGCGTCACGACGGACCACCGTCCCCGGGGTCGCCGCAGCAGTACCGAGGGCGTCGGTGTACCCCTTCGTCGCGGCGTCACCCGGAGCGACTGGGACGGCGACCTGTGTCCGACCCGCCGGGTCACGCCGCATCAGACTGGTCGGGACCGGCGTCGACACCGCAGCGTCAACCGTCGCCTGGTTCGCCTTACCCTGTAAGCCCGCCGCCAGTTCCGCGTCGGTGGCGTACCCCGTCAGCTCCGCCCGGGTCGCGTACCCCGACAAGTCCTGCCCACCACCATCGCCACCGCTGGAAGCGGTCGCGGACACCGGCAACGCGGGAGGCGCGGAAGCGTGCGTGACCCTGGGGGCGACGACCGACACCTTCGCGTAGGACGACGCCGGCTCCGCCGCCCCACCCTCGAACACCAGGCCCGTGCGGGTCAGGAAGTACGCGCCGACCTTGAAGTAGTTGGTGCTGGTGTTGACGGTGTCCGTGAACGTGGCCCGCAGGACCCCGTTCCAGTAGCAGTACACCTTCCCGCCGTACACGACCTTCTGGATCGTATACCGGGTCCCGAGGATGTAGTTCGGCTCCACCACGACCGACTCAAGGTCCTGGTACCAGAAGGCGACCTGCAGGCCACCGGCGCCGTTGGAGTCGGTACGGGTGACAACGAGGTCCGACCCGCCGTAATGGACCTGGGTGAGGATGACCCGCTTCTTGTTCGCGACCAGCTCGAGGATCGCACCCGACACGCTCAGGGTGTGGTACCCGACGGTGGTCGCCCAGGACGCGTTGGTCCCGTCCTCCTTCGTCTCCCGCAGCTCCGACCGCGGGTAGGACGAGTTCGAGGACGCGTACCCGTCGGCGCGGACCGTCATCTGCAGGTCGTCCGGGGTGACCGCGAACCACTGCGAGGAGTACGTGGTGGACAGTGCCGGGTTGTGGACCTCAAGCAGGGACGTCCCGGCCGCGTTCGGCAGCGGCAGGTGCAGCCGCCAGTACGGGGTCAACCACGACCTGGGGGACGCTGTGGGGTCGCCACCCGCACCGCCGCCCGTCGTGGGCGCAGTGCCACCCGCGGCGGGGGTGACGGTGATGTTCGTCAGCCCAGCGGGTGCGCCGGTCCCACCGTTGTCGGAGTACACGACGTTCCCGACGGCGGTCCCCCGCGAACCGGTCTCCTGGATGTTGATGATGTTGGAGGTGGTCTTCCCGCCGGCGGCGAACGTGTTCCCCCGGAACACGTTCCGGTTGCCCCACCCGGACAGCAGGATGTGGGTCTCCGCGCCGTGCAGCACCACCGCTGACGGGTTGGTGCCCTTGTTGTACTCGATGAGGGTGTCGTTGGCTTTGCAGTCGATGTACCCGTCGGCGTTGTTCGCCCCGGAGATGGACCCACCGTCGAAGCTGCACCACCCGATGTGGTTGCCGGTGGTCATCTCCTTGACGTCGACACCCTCAGCGGTGAACCGCACCGCGGTGCAGTTGATCAGCTCGTTGTAGTCCGACTTGTCGAGGGCGGACGACGACACCATCGAGTACGACGCGGTCCGAGAGGTGGCCGCCATCCCGAAGTAGAACGCCTCACCGAAGTCCGGGGTGGTCAGCCCGGTCCCATCGACGCGCACGTTGTAGGCGTGGTTGTGGTGGGAGTTGTTCCGCAGGTGGTACCCCTCATGCCCGACGTTCTTGATCGTCAGGTTGATGTGGTGCCCGTAGGTGGTCTCATGCGCCATGAGACCTTTCTCGCCGTTCTCGAGGGTCAAGTTCTCGAGGCGGACGTAGTGGGCGCGGTCAAGGAACAGGGTGTACCCGCTGGTCCCGCGACCGTTCCGCAGGATGGTCGGGGACGGCCCGGTCACACCGTTGACCGTGGCTCCCGGGACGCCGCTGATGACGGGCATCGCCGCCCGGGCCTGCGCCGGGGTCATCCCCGCCAGCCCCTTGGGGGTGTTGATGACGAACGACGCGGACGCCGTGAACGTCGCACCGGCAGCGTTCGTCCGGGGAACCACCGCGGGGTCGGTGTCCGACGCGGCGAACACCACCCCGGTCAGGTTGATCCGGTCACCCATCGTCAGATCCGCCAAGCGCGTCCGCAGCGCCGCGACCGTCGACACGGAGAACGTGCGGGTCGTCACCGTCGGACCCACCGGCGGGGGCGGCACCGGACGGGTCACCACCCCGGTGTCAGGGTCGGTCACCGGCCCAGGGTTGACAGGGTCCGGACCGTCCGGGTCGTTCGGGTCAGGCGGCAACGTGGGGTCCACCGGGTCGACCGGCTGCGTCGGCTGCGTCGGGGTGCCGTCGCCGCCAGCTGGGGGCAGCGCCCAAGCACCATCACCACGGAGGAACGTGGTCGCGTTCCGCACCCCCACCGCCACGATGTTCGAGACAGGGTGCGTATGAGCCGTCGGAGTCCTTGAGTCAGTGAGCCGGGGGTCGTTCACCGACACCTTGTCGTTGACCTCGGGGACCACCACGTCGTTCGTGTGAGCGACGATCGCGTTGATGTCCGCGGCCGGCTCCCCAGCCACCGGAGCGCGAGGCGTGCCACCTTCCGGCTCGGTCTGCCGGGTCGGGACGTTCAGCGGTGTCGCAGCCATCACTGTCCTCTCAAGGTGGTCATGCCAGGTGCCCGTATCCCTGCGACGCCATCAACGTGGCGTCCTGCAACTGGGCGAGGGTGCGGATCACGTTGCCGCCGGCGTCCCGCAGGTTCGCGGTGTTGTCGGCGGGGACGTCCGTCGCGTTGTTCCGGTACAAGTTCCCGCCCAGCGACCCCGGCCCGTCCGTGAACGACGTTGGCCCACAGGCCCACACCACGTTGTTCTCGATGACGCAGTTCGTGGCGCCGTTGGACACCTGCACCGCGGACGGGCCCGTGCAGTGGTGGATGGTGTTGTGGTCGACCCGGACCCCACCGATCGCGCCACCCGAGGACGGGCCGCCGATCTTCACGCCGCGCCCGTTCGGGGAGTCACTGATGATGCAGTGGTCGATCCGCCCGTTCTGCGCGATCACTTCGGGGTCCACGTAGAAGCAGTGGTCCTGGTTGGTGCCGTTCGCGGGGAGGTTGTCGTCCACCCGCATGTGGTGGCACCGCCAGTTCGTGGCGCCCCGCCCGACCCGGGCCAGGGTGAAGCACTGCGTCTCGTACACCCGGCAGTACGCGACCTCCCACCGGGAGCCCCCGTCGAACTTCGCGATGTGGGAGCTGGCCGGTGGCGACGGGTACCGGATGTCAATACCGAGCCACCGCCACCCGAACCCGCCCTCCATCGTGACCAGCCCGTTGAGGATCGTCGGGCGCACACCGGGGGCGTTGCAGATGACGATGTTGTCCTTGAGCCCGGAACTGATCTGCATACTCCCGGTGATCGTGGTGGACGTGACCTTCAACCACTTCCCCGCCGGCAGAGCGAGGATCGCGGTGCGGAGGGCGGCCCCGGTGGTCCCAGAGAACGTCACCGCGTCCGCGGGGATCGGCCCGACGTACCCCGTGTCCCACGCCCCCAACGGGTCGTTCCCGCCCGGAGGAGGTGGCGGGGCGGTGGCGTTCGTGACGGTGACGGACCGGCCCGTCGAGATGGTCGCGTTCCCCGCCGTGTCCGTGGCCCTGGCGGTCAGGGACACGGACCCGTTCTCCCGGCCCGTGGTGTCCCACGCGTACGTCCACGTCCCGGACCCCACGGTGGCGTTCCCGAGAGTGACGCCGTTGGCGCGGACCTGCACCCCTGCGACCCCTGACGGGTCCGTGACCGTCCCGGAAACCGTGGCGGTACCAGTTACCGTCGCCCCCGCCGCTGGGGCCGTCACAGCCACCGTGGGGCCCGCAGTGTCCGGTGCTGTCGCGGTCGTCCGGGTCACCGTTGCCACAGCCGACCGGTTCCCCGCCGCGTCCCTAGCTTGAACCGTGAACGTGTACGCCGTCGCCGGGGTCAACCCCGTCACCGTGAAGCTGCGACTGGTCGTGGTCGTCAACAGCACCCCGCCGCGGAACACCTCGTACCCGGTCACCCCCACCGCGTCGGTCGACGCGTTCCACGTCAACGTCACCGACGTGGCCGTGAACACCGCCGCCGCCAACCCCGTCGGGGCCGTCGGGGCGGTCACGTCCTCGCTGGGTGCCGCAGTGGGCGCCTCGTACGTCGGGCGGTACACCGGGCGGTACTTCGCCCGGAACTCGACCGGGGTGTCCGACTCCGGGGACCACACCTCCACCTCACCCAGGTACGCCCGCGCCGCCTGTGCGGACCCAAGGCGAAGCCCCGCCCACGTCAGCTGAGGCATCAGAACGTGATGTACAGGGTGGACGGGTCCTTCACCGGTAGCGCGTCGTACTCCGCCTGCGGGAGCGCCACAGCGTCGGTGAACCCCCGCGCACGCAACAGCCCGGTCGACGGTGCCCGCAACGGGACCACCGTCCCCTCCTCCTTGTACCCGAACAGCTCCAAGTACGACGCCTGCTCGAGGGGGGCGTCGACCGTGATCGCGACCGACCTCGTCACCACTTCCGCGGTGGACGCCTGCGTGACGGTGACCCGGGCGATGAACGACGCGGGGAACGACGACGCTTGGTAGGTGTGGTCGAACGTCCCCGACAGGGGCGCGTTGACCAGCCCTTGCCCGTCACCGAAGTCCACGTCCGCGACGACCGACGTGGCGTTCCCTGACGCTGTCCCGGCGAGGGTGAACCGGACCGTGTGGGGGGTGCGGCCACGGGTCGCGGTGGTCGCGGTGAACGCCGCCGTCGGAGTCGTGACACCCGGCTGAGGCAGCGTCCGGGTCGCGGACGTTGTGGCGGTGGACCCGTCCTGCGCTGTCACCGTCACCGACACCGTCTTCGGGCCGGCCGTGGAGTACGTGTGGAGCGCCGCGAACGGCGGGGAGGAGTCAACGGTCGACGCGGACCCGTCGCCCCAGTCGAACCGAGCCGTCAACGCAGGAGACGACCCAGCCGTCACCGTGGCCTGCGCGTCGATGGTCCGTTCCTGCGCCGCCAGGGCGAGGGTGAGGGACACGGTGGGAGGCACCACGACCGGTGTGGTCCCACCCCCTGACCCGGTGTTCGACCACGACCCTTGCACCAACCAGGGGATGACGTCCGGCAGCATCCGCCGGCCAGCCTGAGCGTCGACCACCGGGATCGCGTTGTACGTGGTCCCGAACAGGTAGTTGCACAGGTGCGCCAGGAACCGCCGCGCCGCCTGAGTGGACGCGTTGTCAGTCCACCCGCCGTAACGGTTGAAGTTCGCCGCGTTCCGCGCGATCGCGTTGTTCCCCCACGTCAGCGCGTCGGGGTACCCGGCGTGCAGGAACAGCAGGGAGGTCGCGACCATCCCTTCCCACGACTCCATCGTGTACCCGAGCCCGGACGCGGACAGCGGCGGCGCGGCGGACCCGCGGGAAGCCTCCACCGCGTTCGCGCCGGCCAGGTCGAGGTCCGCCACCGCCGGGTTGATCGCCCCGGTCGTGTCCGGGTAGGAGTACCCCGCCGGGAACCACGCCGCGCTGATCGATGTCTGCGTGGTGAACCGGGGGTTCGTGGACGTCCCGCTGGTGCCCTGGTTGTGGACGGTCAGGTCACCGAGCATCCGCTTGTGGGACTTCCGGGCCAGGTCGATCCACACCTGGTTCCCGCGGATCAGCCCGATGGCCGCGACCATGTCCCGGGCCATCGACCCCCAGTTGGACCCGGAGTCACGGGTCGTCTCGAGCGCGTTCGCCCACCGCGCGTTCCCCGACACACCGGTGGCGGTCAGGAAGTCGTACGTGACGAGCCGGTCGTACAAGGCGCCCAGGGTCAGACCGGTCCCGGGGACGGGCGTCGCCATCGACGCGTCCACCAAGTCCAGGGCCCGCACGTACGCGCCGATCTGCCGGTACGGGTTCAACGGCTGGTCGATCGGGTCGTCGTACGTCGCCAACGCCTGCAAGGCGTGGTCGATCACGACCTGCCGGCCAAGACCGCCACCGTCGCGGCGCCACCGCAACGCCATCACGATCAGCGAAGGCCCATGCGTCGAGCTGATCGCACCCAACTGCCCCACCCCGGGATCGGTGGTGCTGATCGCCTTCACCCGGTCCCACGCCGTCCCCGTGACCGGAAGCGACTGAATCTCCGCCTCCGTCGCGAAGATGTTCTTCACCGCGCCGACAGCCGGCGCCGGCGGCAACGGCTCCGTCGGAGTCGTCGGGTCCGGGGTGACCGGCTCCGGGTCCACCGGCGGGGTCACCGTCGAAGTACTGATCGACCGGGACAGGGTGTGCGCCGTCGCACCCGTCGACCGGTACCCCGCGTACGCCCACGTCAACGTCGACCCGTTGTCCGTGACCGTGATGTGCCCGAACTGCCCCGGCCCACCCGTCGCGCCCTGCGACCAAGGTCCACCCTTGATCGACGCCGACTGCCCCAGCGACGCCCCACCCATCACCGCGAACCCACCCCAGGCGTTGTTCACACCCGAGTCCGCCATGATGCTGTGCGAGTCCCCACCGCAGTACAGGACGTTCTGGACGAGGTTGTTCGTCCGGATGAAGTTCCCCAGCTCGGTGCGCTCCGTGTTGAACGACGACCAGGAGTCCTCACCGGAGTCCGGCGTCTGAATCCACACCGTGTCACCGAACATGATCTTCAACGGCTCAGACCGCAGCAGCTCCGTCTTGAGCCACGCCTTCTGCGCCGCCCCCAGCATCGTCTTGGACGAGTTGTCCGTGGCGGCCTTCAACGACTTCGCCGGCGACCGGGAGTCCAGAAAGATCATCCGGACCCGGCCCACCGTGAACGCGTACGCCAACGTCCCCGCCACCGGGTACGACGTCTGCGGGGTCAGCATCTTCGTGGCGTTCTGGATCGGCACCGTGTACGGGCCAGGGTCAGCGTCGTTCGCGCCCGCGTCGTGGTCCGACTGGTGGTAGTACGTGGGCGTCTGCGCCAGCATCGCCTTGAGCCCAAGGTTCACTTGAATCTGCGCGTCCAGCAGACCCCGCTGGGTCGCCTCAGACGTGGACGAGTTGTCCCCGTAGTGGAAGTCCCCACGGTGCGCGAAGAACATCGGGTTCAACGACACGACCCGGTCAAACGCCGTCCGCAGCGTGTTCCCCGTCTCCAAGCACGACGAGAACGCCACCGTGAAGTTCGCCGCGGTCCCCGCGGTGGGGAACGTCCGGGCCCGACCCGTCGTAGTCGACAGGACACCCGCTTCCTCAACCACGTAGTAGTACTGGGTGTTCGGGGTAAGCCCCGTCACCTGGCACGTCGCGTACCCACTGGACGGGGTCACCGACGTGGAGAACACCACCCCGGTCGTGACCCCGGTGTTCGTGCCGGCCTTGACCCGGATGGCCCCGGTCGCCTTGACCGTGACCCCGAACCCCGTGGCGGACTGGTTCCCCACCCATGCGTGCGCGACCGCCATCAGGCGTCCCTCCGAACTAGAACAAGTGACCCCTCGGGGGCGTTCGCAGCGTCAGCTTCGGACGCGGCGACGAAGACGTCCGGGATGCCCGTCCCCCCACCCCCGCCACCGGGGACTCCCGTGTCCGTGGGGATGTTCGCGACCCGCTCCCGCAGAATCCCCACCTGCCGGCCGATGTCCGACGGTTGGATCGGGTACCGCGTCGCGCCACCATCGGTGGACACGTACACCGTCCCGTACGACTCGGGCGCGTAGACCTCGAAGTTGCCGAAGCTGTCCGCGGTGATCAGTTCCACCGCGTCCTGCGACTCGTTGAACAGGTCCCGGACCTGCACCCCCCCAACCTCGGAGGGCCACACCGACAGGAGCGCCCCACCCGCGAGGAGCAACGGCCCACCGGAGGTACCCGCGCCCACGAAGTCACCAGGCCCACCGCCGTACCGGACGTGCGTGCTAGGAACAGCCACAGGAAGCCCTCCACTCGAAGCTGGTCATCACGCGGCCACGTACGTCCCGTTGAGACGGATTTCGTCGCCCTGCACCCACGGGCCGGGGTACGCGCCGGTGATTTCCTCGGTCGCGTTGTCAAGGACCACGATGAAGCTGTCCGCGATCCCACCGTGGCGGTGCGCGGCGCACGCCCGCCACACCCCGTTCTTCCTGATCTGCCCTGTCCCGACGATGTTCTGCCGAGCATTGGGCAGGCGGGCGGGGACGGGAAGGGTGAACCGCCAGAACGGGGTCGGGGGGCCACCGGTCATGCCTTGACCGCCGAGGAGCAGGTTGAACGTCCAGTGGATGACGTTGCCCAGCCGGGTGTAGTCCCCGCCGATTTCACCGCCGGCACCGACACTGGTCGACCCGGTGGATGACACCCACTGCGCGTTGTACGCGCCCGCGGGGGCGGACAGGACCACGTTGACCCACAGGTTCCCGTTCCACAGCCGCAGCAACCCCGTAAGGAACTCAAACGCAATGCGGCCCGGAACGAGCTGCCGGGTGTGGATGTCCGCGACCGTGCGGCACGGAATCACACCCAAACTGGTGTACGTCCGGGCGTCCGCCACCGTGAGAGGGACGTTGCTGCCCGACGGGACAAGACACCGCCCAAGCGGGACATCCGTCGCGACCGTCGAAGACGGACCCACCGCCCCACCCACCAGGTACGTCAGCCGCGCCTCCGGGGCCACCGCGAAGTCATGCCGCAACACCAGCAGGTCGTTCCGTACTGTCCCCGTCGCGTTCTGAGGGACCACGACCGTCACGGTGTCCGTGTTCCGGTAGTACGCGCCCTGCGTCGTCACAGCCTCACCCGCCGGCAGAAACAACCCCGCCGCGGTACGGAACGGCAGCAAGGACGTCGCAGCACCGAACTCAGCGGCCACACCTGGCGCGGTGAACTGCCCCGCCAACTCCGCCCACTGGGCGTTGCTCATCGGTTGCCCCGTGATCGGGAACGTCTCCTGAGCCATCAGCGGTCAGCCTCCAACTTGTCCAGTCGCGCCTTGAGGTACCTGACCCGGGCCACCACCAACCGGTCCCGTGAGTCCCGCGCGGACTCAGGCCCGACCAGGGGGGTCACGGTGACCCCGTGGGGTTCCCACGCGAGGGACACCTCCCGGACCACGTCCGTCAGGCGGGTGTCGGTGTCAAACTCCACGGTGACCCGGTCCCCCAGGCGGTAGTCCCGCCCGTACTGCAGGCGGGGCAAGTCCACGGGGTCGAACTCGAGCGACGCGGCCGGGCCACCCTCGAGGAGGGCTTCGGCGCCGGCCTGGTCGAGGACGTCGTCGGTGTCGGTGTCCCGCCGGTCGATGGACCCTTCGATCCGCCGCCCCCACACCAACGCCTCGGGGGAGTCGTTGACCCGCTGCCTGACGGTGCGGAGGACACCTTCGCCCTGCCCGAGGACAGGGACGTGGGTGACGGCTGGCGCGGACAACCCGTAGGAGAACCCTCCGAGGTTCCCCAGTTCCCGTGAGAACCGGGCCCGCCTCGACAGGTCCCGCGGCACCCACACCCGGAACACCAACGCGGTGCCCTCTTGCACGACCCGGAACACGACCCCGCCCGTGTCCGCCAACGCAGTCAAGGTCGCCAGGAGGTGCGGCTTGAACCGGACCGACACGGACACCGTCCCGCCGATCCCATCCCCGGTGGCGGACAGGGCCAGGCCGGGCACCCTGCGGGGCACAGTGGCCCCCGTAGCGGCCTGGGAGTTCACCAGTGCCCGGATCACTGTCCCCGCCGGCCCCGACGCCTCGTAGCGGGCCACAGCGGTCTGCGCGGTCACGTCAGCGGCCGGGTTCGGCAACACTTCCCTGTCCGCGAGGTGCTGTTCGTCGGTGACCCCGGACACCTGCAGGGTCCGCACCGGACCATCCGCCGCGGCCACGTTCAACAGCTGCGTGATCGGCCCGTTGAACACGACCTCGCCGGTGTCGTCGTCCACCACAACAACCCCACCGCCCGGCTCGAGCCGGCCCGCCTTGACGTGCCCGGCGTCCACGTCGAACCGCCACGACCCGACCGTGTTGACCCGCAGCACCGCCGCCCCGCTCACCACGGGCAGCGGACCACGCCGCACCCGGTTCCGGTCCCGGACGAACACCGTCGCCCGCATCAGCCGTGCAGCGACCGGTACGTGGGCCGCCAAGACACACTGATGGACGACGCGCTGGTGGCACCGATCAACGTCACCCGGACCCGGTTCGGGCCCGGCACCAACGGCCACAGACTCGACCCCAACGTCACCCGGTCCCACAAGTCACCCGACGCGTCGAACACATCAGCCGCGCCACGCGGACGCGCATCCACCGTCACCGGCGACGTGATGTCCCCCGTCAACGCGAACGTCTTCCCCGTCGTCAAGTTCGACAACACCAGCCCCGACCCCGGGCCCGTCACCACCGTCACAGGCCACGCGTCGATGTCCCCAGCGTTCGTCAGGACCCGCTCACCACCCACCAACGAGTCCCCCAGCACCACCGGGAAGAACGCCGTCGTGGTCGACAGGAACGGGCGCGGCGCACCCGTCACCGACCACGGCTGCGTCACCGTCTCCCCATACGCGGCAGGGTCGAAGCACCGAATCTCCACGCCGACCTTCTGCCACGACCAACCAGCCTCGTCCGCGCCGTACCCGCCTTCCATCCCGCCGGCGTAGTACCCCTCCACGTACCGGGCCGCGCTGCTGTCGGGCTGCGTCAGGTACACCCGCACCGGACCCGTCGCCGGGTCCAACACACGCTCAAGCTGCCGGCGGTGCTCCCGCAACGACGGCCAGTCCCGGGCACCGATGAAGATGGGCAGGAACACCCGCCCGTCCCCGAACCTCGACCCCAGGAACACCGACCCATCCCCATCCGGCAGGGGCGGCCCGAACAGCTCCACCGGGGCGAACCCCAACCCCTCCACCCCCGGCATCAGGAACGGCCCGGAGTGCCCATCCCGAGGCTCAAGCGCCACAGTCGTGGACGCCTTCGTCAAAGACACGCTGAACCCACCGATGTCCGGCGGGGGCAGCGGCTCACGGATAGGGGGAGGCGGTTGCCGCGGCCCCGGCCTGGTCGGCTGCCCCGGCTGCTGCGGTTGACCCGGCTGCCCCGGTGTCGGCGGGGTGACGACAGGCGCCGGCCCAACGGGGATCGGCACTAGACCCCCCTCAGCGCTTCGTCACGGCGGATCAAGGTGACCACCTCAGACGCCAACGCCCGCGTGTCGAGCGCCTGCAGCGGACCGTTGAAGTTCACGTCCCCCCGCCCGGTGGCACCCCGCGCCGCCAGCGTCGACACGTCCCGCCACTGCTGCGGGTTCAGAATCGCCTCGGGCTGACGGGTGCTGTTGACCACCTGGCTGACGCCCGGAGGGAGCACCCCGCCCCGGTCGTACCCCCAGTGGACGTGATCGAAGTGCATCGCCCGGGTGATGCCCGTGTACATGTGCGGCTTCCCACGGTGAATCTGCCCCCCACCCGCAGGGGAGAAGATCAGCTCTTGGGTGTTCGCGCCGTAGTTCGCCTTGATCCAGTTGAAGACGTCCATCCGCGGCGGAACGTCCACCGCCCGGCCACGACCGTGCATCGACGGGTTACCGGTCGCGGTGATCGCGCCAGGGCGGAACCCCGAGTTGAGAGCCAGCCCGGGGAACACCTGCCGAAGGACAGCCATCTGCCACTGCCACCCACCGCCGCCGGCGCCCGTACCGATCGCCCCGGTCGCGCCACCCTCCACGCTGGGAGTGAAGAAGCTCTCCACCTTGGTCTTGATCGTGTCGAGCATCTTCCGGGGGATGGCCGCGACGATCCGCCCCAGGTCGCCACCACCGATGCCCTGCAACGTGCCAGCGATCTTGTCCCGGAGGAACTTGAACGGGTTGGACAGCATGTCCGCCGCACCGACGACCACATCGGTGCCCTTGCGGACCGCGGACTTCCCAAGGTTCACCACATCATCGAAGAAGTCCCCGGTGCCCGGCTGACGCTGCAGCATCTTCTGGGTGTCCGCGGCGGTGTACACCCGGCCCGGCGCCTTGAAGTCGACAAGCTCCGGGCCTTCCTCACCCACCAGGGTCATCCCGGGCGGGGTGAACCCACCCTTCGCCCTGGCCCGCACGTTCGACGTGGTCACCGCGTTGGCGTTGCCAGCCGGGGCACCGACCGTGTCCATCCGCGGCAGCCGAGCGTCGGACCCGACAGCCCTCGCCAGCGCCTCGAAACCTGCCCGGATGCCGTTGTTGTACACCGTGTCGATGACGAAGTTGATCGGCGCCCGCGCCAGTTCCTTGATCCGGTCCCAAGCGGCACCGATCGCATTGACCCCCGTGGTGAACGCAGGCGCCACGTGGTCACGGATGAACCCGCCCAGCGCCTCGAACACCGGCTTGATGCCGTTGTTCCACACCCACGACACGTGGTTACTGATGGCGTTGAACACGGGCCCGACGACGTTCTCCCACAGCCACCTGACAACCGGGGCCAGGACCGTCTGTAGGTAGAACACCCACGCGTCGAAGATGAGCTTCACAACGTTCCACGCCACCTGCACCGCGAAGCTGATCCCCGCGAACGCCGGCTTGACGACGTTGTTCCACAGCCACATGACCACGGGGGCGAGGACGTCGTTGATGAACGACCACAGCGCGCGGAGGGCCGGTTGGATGACGTTGGCCCATGCCCACTGCACTGCGGTGCTGATCCCCGCGAACGCAGGGACGATCACGTTCCGCCAGAACCACTCCACCGCCGGGACCAGGGTCCCGGTGATGAACCCGGCGAACGCGATCAGCGCTGGCCGGATGTACCCATCCCACGCCACGGCCACCGCTTCCCGGATGACCTTCCAGGCGTTGTCCACGACCGCCCTGAACTCGTCCGACCGGCGGTACGCGACGACCAGCCCGGCCGCGAGGGCTACCAACGCCACAAGGACGAGCCCGATGGGGTTCGCGAACAGGGCAGCGTTCAGCAACGCCTGAGCCGCCGCGTACGCCCGGGTGATGACCGCTGCCCCACGCATGACCGCGTTCTGCACCAGGAACGCCGCAACCTGCGCGTTGATCGCCACCACCGACGCGATGTACGGCAACGCCAGTGCCGTCACGGCGGCGGTCAGGAACCCGATGGTGCCGGCGTTGTCCTGCACCCACCCCTTCACGTCACGCAGGGCAGGGATGACCGTGTTCCGGAAAAAACCGAACGTGGAGGTCGCGGCAGCCAGCAAGTCCGCGGTCATCGCCTCCGCCAGCGGACCGACCCTGGCAGTGGCCGCGTCAAGGAACCCCGTGAGGCCCCCGAACACCTCCCGCGCGATAGGGAACACGCCCGTCAGTAGCGACGCCCCGAACCGGGCCAGCGCCGCGCCCATGTTCGCGAACGCACCCGACGTGGTGTTCCCCGCTGTGAGGGCCGCCCCGCCGATGTTCGTTTCCACCGCGCGTTGAAAGTCCGCGAAGGACACCTTGCCCTCAGACACCATCTCGCTAGCGGCTTCCGCCGTGACGCCGTACATGTCCGCGAGCCACTGCAACGCGGGGATGCCCTGGTCCGCGAGCTGGTTGATTTCCTGTCCGGAGATGGCCCCCGATGCGGCGATCCCGTTGAAGATCGACCCCATGTCAGCCAGTGACACACCGGCGATCGACGCTGTGTCAGCGACCAGGCCCAAGGTCCGCTGCAGGTCTTGACCCGGCTTCACACCAGACGCGACGGCGGACACCGCGATGGTCGCGGCCTCGTCCAACCCGAACGACGTCCCCTTCACCGACGCCAGCGCGTCGTTCATGATCGCGGTGACAGCTTCGGCGGAGTGCCCAAGCCCTTCAAGGGTGGACGTGGCGTTCTCGATGTTCGTCAGCCGCCCGATGCCGGACGTGAGCGCCCCGGCGAGCAGGCCACCGGCGGCGAGCCCGATCCCCACCGCCGACTTCTTGAGCATCCCGCCAAACCCCGACTCGAACCGGCCCCCCGCCTTCCGGCCCGCAGAGTCCGCCGCGGTCGACGCGGATCGCTCCATCTCCGCGCCGAACCGCGACATGTCAGGAAGGACGGCCAGCCACACCGCGTCGCTTGCTTCGGGCACGCTGACCTCCTCTCTGAACTAGTCCGGATGGGTGGCGGCGTACCTCGCCTGCGCCTCGCGGACCTCAGCGACCAGCGCCTCATGCCGCGACTTACGCACAGCCGCACGCCCCGCCTCAAGCGCCGTCCTGGGACGTGGCGCGGGCGTCAGCTTCGGGGGTTTGCCACCCGCACCCGCCACCACCGCGACGACCACCTCACCGAGCCGGTCGAGGATCGCAGTCAGCGTGGACACCTCGGGGGTCCACTCCGACAGGGCCGGCCGCCCCGGGCGAGGCGGCGGGGCGTCTTGCGACGCTAGGAACTCCGCTAGTTCGGGGTCGTCCATCTGCGCCTGCACGTACAGGGACCGGTCCGACAGTCGCAGCTGGTCGAGGAGGACTAGCAGCTTCCGCCACGTGTACTCACCGCGGAAGAAGTCGAGGAGGTCCAGCCCGTAGACCCGGTGGAGGTCCGCTTCGATCGCGTCGCCGTACCGTTCGATCAGCGCGACGACGCGGGGGAGTTTCCCTGGTCAGCCTGGTCACCGACGAAGTGCTTCATGATGTCGTCGGTCAGCGCACCGATGACGCCAGCTGGTGCGTTCATCAGCATCGGCATCAGCCGGCCAGCGGCATCCTCGCCGCAGATGGCTTCAAGCGCCTCGGACAGTTCGCCTTGCTGGTCCATATGACGGGCCCGCTCAGCCTGCTCCCCGGTCGGGTTGTGGATGACGATGTCGTCCTCGCCGGGGACCTCGATCACGAAGTCCGGCTTGGACGCTTCGGCTACGTACGCGTCCCACTTCTTGGTGGTCGCGACATGCCGGGTCTTCTGAGCGGTCATGGCTGGGTGGGCCTCTCGTAGTTCGATCAGGGCTTCTTGCCGGTCTCCGCCGCGATCTGCGTCGGCGTCGGCTTCTTCTCCGAGTACCCCGCCGCGATCAGCCGAGTCACCTCAGCACGCGAACCGGTCTCATACTTCTCCCCCGCAGGGGAGAACAACGTCTTGGTGTCAGCCATCGGGGACTCCTCAGGTCGTGCGGATGGGTTGGGTGTAGCTGACGTGGCGGGCGGCCCACCCGACCCGGCCACGTCAGGATCAGACAGCGGTCGGGAAACCCATCCGCGTCATTGAGGTGACCGGCCCCGCCCACAGAGACCGCAACGCGGTCCCGTACACCGGGTCCTTGAACCCGCGCAACGTCACCCCGTACTGCACCTCGTCCGACTCACCCCACGACTGCTCGGACCGGTCAGTGACCTGCATTCGCGGACCCCACTTCGCGAAGTACATCGCCTCGGCACCTTCACCGTCCTTGAACAGCACCAGCACCCGGTAGTAGGTAGTCGCGGGCCGGTCGGGCTTGTCCCACGTGACGTTGCCGTTGGCGTCCTGGTTGATGCCGGCGAGGGACTGCCCCTCGTACAGCTCGAACACGGTCCGCTTGGACTCCTGCATCGTGAACGACAACCCGGACACGTCGCTGGTGACGTCGACCCGGGTGGCTTCCGCCTCACCAAGGGACGTCGTCTCCGACGTGTCGATGTCACGGGACCACGCGACGCCTTGGTCCTTGGTCAGGTACCCGGTGTCCGCGTATCCAGTGGGCAGAGAAAGGAGCCCCGTGCCGTCCTTGAGCTTCGTGATTTCCGCGTCAGCCGGGGCGTAGCGCTTCACGAACACGCTTCCCGAAAGACCCTTCCGAATAAGATCCTGGAAGTGTTCCTGCAGATCCTCGAATGCGGGCATGGTGGGTGTTCCCTTCTTTGGCGCACCCACGCTGGGCGCGTTCTACCGGATGATGAGCAGGGTGGGCATGGGTGGTGACGCTGCCGGCCGGACGTGCTTCCGCAGGTTGCACGCGAGGTTGGTCATCGCAACGTTGTCCAGCGTGTGCTTCCCGCCGCGCGCCAACGGCACGACGTGGTCAAGCGAGGGCGATAGAGGATGCGGCCACTTCAACCGGAAGTCGATGGGTTCGCCGCAGAGGTAGCAGTCGTCGCCGTAACGGGCTCGGACATCAGCGATGGTGAACGACTCGTAGGGTGCTTGGCGCAGTCGGGCGCGTCGCTTGAACTTCGCATCCTGTCCGTGGGCGCGGACGCTGTCAGGGTTCGCCCTCTTCCACAGCTTTGTGGAGCAGGCAAACGAGCAGCACCGGGTGTCGCGGTGCGCGGGGCTCTTGAAGGTGTCACCGCACCAAGCGCAGTTTCGTTCCTCGCGCCAGCGCGTCCACGGCTGGTCGAAGGTGCCGACCTTCCGTGCTCGTTGGTGGTGGGTGGCGCACAACCCGCGGGCTAGCGTGGCGCTCTCACAGTCCGGCCACTGACAGCGCGGCGGACGCACCTTCCTGGGCGCCCACGTCACCCACGGGTCCACGAAGTTGCCTTCACGTCTCGCCCGCTGCGCGTCTCGGTTGCAGAATCCCCGTGCGTGAGCAAGCTTCTCGCAGTCAGGCCACAGGCATGTAGCGTTGCTCATCGTCGGCACCCTTCCCGGTGTCGCCCACGCCCCCGGCCGACTGCAATCGGTGCGGGGGTCTTTCCTTGCCATCATTCTACTAACTTGGGTGGGTATCAGGAGCGCCGCAGCGCAAGGCGGTACGACGCCACCGCGCGGTTCACCGCGTCGTTCTCGTAGTCCAACCAAACAGGGCCCACAGCCGTGTCGACCGTGTCCACCAGCGCACCGTTGACGGCCCGGCCGGCGAGGGCGTGCATCGCTTCCCGCGCGTCCTCCGCCAACGACCACATCTCGGCGCGGCTAGCAGCGAACGCGGCCACGTCCATCAGCGGGGAGTCGGTGAACCCGTCGTCGGAACCGGGGCCGCGGGCGACCCACACCAGCGGCAACGACGCCTCAAGGTTCGCAGGGAGCTTCGTGACCACCCGGGTGCCAGTGAGGGACGCGCGGAGGTAGGCGCCGACGATGAACTCCACGTCCGGCCAGCGGGCCATCAGGCGCCCTCAGCGACACGGCCAAGGATCCGCCGCCGCTCAGTCCTCGAGGTGCCGAACTCCTGCCCTGCCCCGTCCGGGACGATCACACTGGTCACCGGACGGCCCTTCGGGCGGGTCCCCGACTCCGTACGCGCCGGCCGCATCTTCACACCCTCACGCGCCGCGAGAGCGTCCACCCGGCTGGCGAGGTCCGTCCCCTTGGCCCGCAACGCCTCACGGGTCTTCGGCAACTGCATCGCCTTGACGATGAACGCCGACGTGTACTCCACCCGCGCCATCAGCCCGTGACCTTTCGCAACGCCATGACCTGGTACGCGTCGATCGTGGCCCCCGGCGGTTGCCAGCCCGGGGCGCCGGCGACCTCCCACTCAGAACCGCGCCAGACGACCTTGTCGACGGCTTCAACTAGGAGGTCGCCGGGGAGCCACAGCAACATGTTGGCGACGGACTGCTCACCTGCGCCGGTGGTCTCCTGACCATTCCGCTGCTCGAGCCAAGCGGGGGACGTGGCCTGCACCCAGTCCACAACGTCGTTCCCGTACGTGTCCGTCCCGACGACTTCGCGATCCATGAGGATCACGGTCTCCGTCAGCAGGTTCATGGGAGGTGGTCGCTGGGAGTGGTCAACGGGACGGAGTACGCCCCGGAGATGGGCCGGCCACGCATCGCAGCCCGGTCCTCCGCCGTGAAGAACACCCCAGACGACACACCCCGGTTGTCGGAGTACGACACCGACCGGGAACCGATCGTCTCCTGAGTGATCACCCGCACCCCATCAGGGGAACCGAACGCCCGCAACGCCACCCGCTTGATCACCGCACGCTGCGCCGCCGTCTCAGGGTCACTCAGCAACCCCGCCGCCGACGCCAACGCGTACGCGTCGTCCAAGTCGGACTCCGCGCGGGCACGGTCAGCGCCAGTGAGCTGCCGACCAAGCTTCGCTTCCAGATCGGACACGACCACCACAACTGACCACCCCCTGCCGGTTCAACGGCGCCCACGCCGCACGTACAGCCGCAGCCGCCACCGCATCCCCCGGGGGAAGGTCGCTGACGTCGGCGTTGATGACTTGCTCCGGGACCTGCCACCGCGCCGTGGGGAAGGTACGAACCATCCGGCACTCACCTCCCCCACGACGACGGACGGGTCAGCCCTGCTGTGCCGCCTTGCGCCGGGCCGCTACGGGGTCAGCCTCAGCCTCGGGCACCGGCTTGCCGGCAGTCACACCGGCGACGGAGTAGTTCTCGTTCGGCGTGGTGTCGACCTCGACACCGCGGAACCCCAGCTCGTTGACCTCATCGACCTGCTCCTGGACCTGCTCGTTCCCGGCCTCAGCAGCCTTCTCGGGGTCCTTCCTGACAGCAGCCATCGTCAGCCTCTCGTTCGGTGTGGTGGGACACGGCTCGTACTGGACGTGACCCGGTCCGGTGTGACCGTCCCGGCGTTGTTCGCGGCGACCGTGTAGGTCTCCGACTCGTCGTCGGACTCCGGGGACCAGCCCACGAACCCGTACGACTGGCCCGACGCAGCTGCCAACGTGGCAGTCGCGGAGTTCGTCGCGGTGGCGTTCGCGGACAGGGTCGCCGCAGTCCCCGACTGCACCGACAGGACCGTGGTGCCGGCGGGGATGCCGGTCCCGGTGATCCCGCGACCGGCGTCCTCCTCGGTGAACGTCCCAGCGGGGGCGGTGACAGCCGCGGACCCGCTGACCTTCGTCACCGCAGCCGACTTCGACTCGGTGGAGCGGCCGGCGACCATCAGTACCGCAGGACGCCGACGGGGTAGCGGCTGGCCTCGGTCGGCTGGTCGCGGTTGATGAGGTTCGACACCTGCCAGCCGAGCCGGAAGGTCAGCCGGATCGCGGTCATGTCCTGCTGCATCAGGTTGAACACGATCGCGCCGGTGTTGTCCTGGATGACGCCCTCGCGGAACACGTCCACCGTGATGTCCTTGCGGACGCCCAGGATGAACTGGTCCCAGTCGCCGGCGAACAGGCGGACGTTCGTGCCCGCGGCGCCGCCCGTGGGGAACAGGCCACGCATGGGGTACGAGACGGGCAGCCCGTCGACCGTGCTCAGATCCCCACCGACACGGCCAGCGTCGATCTTCTGACCGGTGGAGTCGCGGGCCGACCGGAGCCGGGTGCGCGCCGACCGGGCCGCGACGAACCCGTTGACGTCGAACCCGTCGGCCTCCACGACCCCGTACAGGCTGTCGAGGTCACCGTAGAACCCGCCCGCGGTCGCCGCGGCGGCCTCGGTGACGTTGTTCCCCGCAGCGGCAGCGGCAGCGTTGATGTTCGTCGGGAACGACGCCGGGGCGCCCACACCGAAGAACACCGTCTCATCGACCAGCCGGCCGAACGCCTCACGCAGGTACGGCATCGCCTCGTCCCACACGTTCACGTCCATGTCAGCGACGACGTTGTCCGGGACGGCAATGATCGTCGCCGCCTCCTCGATGTTCAGGTACTTGTTCGCCCAGTTGATCTCAGTGGTCTGCTTGAGCCCGGTGTCACCGGTCACCCAGTAGGCGACGGGCAGCGCCGACAGCACGGGCAGTCGGGTCTGGTTCCGACCCACGGGCACGCGCCGGAACATGGACATGACGGCGGACTCCGAGGTGGAGCCGCCGAGGAGGACGTTGGAGACTTCCTCGGGGATCACGGCCGACGCGTCGGTGCGGCTCACGATGTTGTTGTACGGAATGGGGATCACTCCTTCGGGTGAGTAGTCCCCACACCGGGGCCTACGGGGGTTAGTTGCGTGTTGCGGCCTTGCTCCGGATCAGGTCGTTCATGTCCGGTGTCTTCGGTGCGGTGATCCGGGGCCCGCCGTCGAACGATGGGGGGCCGGTCTCCGCAGCGGGCACCAACCGCTCCACCGCTCTGGCGATGGCCTTGGCGTCGGGCTCGCCTGCGTCGCTGACGAGCCCAGCGAGGTTCACGTACTCGTACGCGACCTCGTAGGTGGGGTTGCGGCGTGCCGCAGCTGCGGCGAACTCCGACCGCGCGAGGCGCTGCCCGAACTCCGAACTGGCAGCTGCGCGGCCACGGGCCTCCGCTTCCGCGACGGCCTTCTCGGACTCGGACATCGACGCCTGCCGGAACTGGTTCAGCTCCCTCTCGAGCGCCTTCGCCCGGGACGCAGCCGCGTTCCGCTCCGCCTTCATCGCGTCGATCGCCTTCTTGCCCGCGTCGCCCAGTGCGTCGGTGTCGCCCGTTGCGGGCTGCGGATCCTGCGCAGGAGGCTGCGTGCTGTCGTCGTGCGTGCCTTCGTCTTCTGGCATTGCGCCATCTCCTCTGAACATCCCCTGGCGTTGCGCCAGGAAGTCACCGGTAGGCGGGCTCCGCAGAGCACGCGCACCCGTCGTGCGCCTTGAAGTCGCCCTCACCGGGCGGGTACGTGTCCTGCAGGGAGTCGCAGAACGAACACGCCCGGGCAGACGCAACCCGCCGCCACCCAACCGACTGCGGGTCCTGCGCCACGGCGGCCATCACGGTCTGCCGTCCGGCGTCGAGGACGTGCCGGGTGATCGCCCCAGCAGACAGCACGAACGCCGCGTCCACCGCCCGCCGCAAGCCAGCACCGCGGGCCATCGACTTCTTCACCGCGACCGGGCCCGTCACCGCCAACGACGACAGCAGCACCGCCGGCGGCAGAACAGGGGCGCGGACCACGGGCGCCTGACCGGGCACACCAGCCGCGGCGCGGATCAACCGCAAGTACCGGGCCGACAACGCCGACGACACGTTCCTGTTCGCCACCACCAACGGCATGACCGCCGTCGCCCACCCCGGGAACGACTCGTCCAGCCGCCCCGGGTCCAGCAACGGCCACACTTCGCGGAGCCTGAGCAACACACTCGCCCGCAGGGCTAGTTGCTGCCGGCGGTGCTCCGCCGTGTGCGGATTCACGACCCCAGGACGCCAGCCTGCGCCTCAAGGTCACGCGCGAACGACCCCAACACGTCGTTCTCACCCCGCCACGCCTCATCCCTGGCCCGCTGCGTCTCCGTCATCCCCAAGATGAACTCCTGCGCGGTCTGCGGGGTAATCACCGGGCCACCCGTGAGCTTCTGCGCCGCGTCAGCCATCTGCGCGAACGAGCGAATCTCCGGGTCCTTCCAGATCGTCTCCGCCGTCACCGCGTCTCCGCGGGGGTCACCGATTGACCGGAAGGCCAGGCGTAGCGCCGCCTCGAACGGCTGCTCGAAGTGCTTCGCGCGCCTCGCCACCTTGTTCACCAGCCCCGTGATGCTCAACGCCAGGGCCTCCGCCGACACGTTCGGCACGATCCCGAACGTGCTGACGGGGGTCTGCGACACCGCCGCCATGTGCTTCACCCGCGACTCATACAGCTCGATGTACGGCTTGAGGTCCGTCGCGTTGAAGTCCCCGAACCGCGCCCCAGGCTCATCCGACTCGTTGATCAGGATGCGGTTCACCGCCACGTCGAACGGCTCGATCGCCTGCCCCGTCACCGGGTCACGCGGCACCTCAAGCCCAGTCGCCCACTTCTGCCGGAACGCCCCGTACTCCGCCGCGATCAACGCGTTCAACGCGATGTGATTACACGCGTCCTGGTCGCTGATGACGTCGTGGACCTCGGACCGCACCGGCCCACGCAGCTTCGGGCGGTTCCGCAGCTCGAACACCGGGACCGTGCCCAGCGGGTTCCGCTCCCCGTCCACTTCCGGGTCACGCAGCTCCCACCGCGGGGCGTCGACACCCGCAACGGGGGCGGCCGGCGCCCGGAACTTGTGGAGCGACCCCGGCAGGTACAGGGTGGCGTGCCGCTCCGCGGTCCACTCGTCCACCCACACCTTCAGCGCCGCCAGGCGACGGTCACGACGCCCCGACTCGTACGCCACCACCATCTGCGACGCGTCCTCCGCGTACAACCGCGGCAACCCATCACCCGACCGGGGCGGCTCCACCATCACGAACGACCGACCAGCCGTCAACGCCGCCGTCATCAACAGCTCAGACTCCGAGTCGAAGTCCGAGCCCTGCCAGATGCGGTACGCGTCCCCATCCGCGTCCGGCGAATCACCGAACCGGAACCCCTGCACCTCAAGACGCTCCGCCGTCGCCTCAACCACCAAGCCGGTCAGGTTCGTCGGGGACAACCCCACGATCCGACGGAACGCCCGTGACGCCTTCTCCTCGAGGGTCGGCGCGTCATGCACCCCATCCACATACCGGCCGTAGAAGTCGATGTCCGGCTGACGCTCCACCAACTGCGCGTACAACCGGGACACCCACCACCGCGGGGTCATCGCAGCCTCAACAGGCACCACAGGCAGCAGCGTCGGAACAGTCACCTACGCCACCCTCCCTAGAACCCGAACGCCGCCCTGGACTTCTTCTTCACGTCTCCCCGCACCGCCAGCCCGTGCAAGGCCAACGTCACCGCCACCAGCGGGGTGATGTCTGTAGCCATGTCCCGGCGGTGCCACGCCCACGCGTCCCCCAGCGGGCGCTTCCTGCCGGCGCTCACCGCCACGTTCAGCCGCGGGTCCCCCAGGTGCCGAACCTTGTCCTGCGCGGTGGCGTCGTAGAACGCTCCGCACGACTGCGCGTACTCGCGTCCCGTGACCTTGAGGACGTCCACGTCGGCCCGCTCAAGGTCCGGCAGCAACGCCCCAGCCGGTCCACCTGGGTCGATGACGATGGCGCACGGCGCCCACTTCCGTGTCAGCTCCACCAGCCGATCCGCGACCCAACCCGTACCCATGTCCGCGTCCACGACCTCGAGGTGCGCCTTACCGTCCGGCCTGCGACCCGCGATGGCGATGCACGACCGGGACCGATCAGGAGCGACGTCAACGGCGAACGCGACAGGGTCCTCCGGGTTGGACTGCTGATCCTTGAGAGCCGCCCACACATCCACGTTGATGACCGCAGCCGACCCCGACGAACCCCAGATGCCCAGCGCCTCACGCAGCCACGCGTCATCGGACGGCAAGTTCTCCCGCAGCCGAAGCATCGACTGCAACGGGGTCCTGTTGGGGAACGACGGGTTCGCCTTCGCCCACTGCGCCCGGTCGTCAGGGTCAGCGTTCTCGTCGGCGCTGCACTCGATGTAGACCATGTCTTGCGACTGGCCCGACAGCGCCTTGGCCCGTTTGGCGGTGAACGCCTCGCTAGGGTCCGTCGGCCGCGGAGGCGTCCCCATGTAGAACAGCAGCGCCCCGTGCGGGTGCCGGAACTGGTTCGTCGCGGCGACCATGTCCTCGAGCGCCTTCTCCGTGAGGATCTGCGCCTCATCGAAGACCTCGACGTCGACCTCATCGAACCCACGCCCGAAGCCCTGCTCGCGGGCACCGAACATGATGACGGAGTCGTTCGCGAACCGGACTTCCTGCTCGCCGTTCGCCGTCCGGACATGCGCTACGTGCGGCGCCACAGCCTTCCGCCGCGCGAACGACTGCATAGAGCGGAACGTGTTCGTGATCGTCCGGCCGTGATGCGCCGTCCACAACACCTTCAACCCGGGGAACATCACACACAGCGCGAAGATGATCCGCAGGACAAGGAACGTCTTCGCCACCTGCCGGGGGATGCTGAGCACCACACCACCGACGGTCGCGGCGTACATCCCGTCGGACCGCTTCGCGAGGATCGCCCGCCCCGCACCCGCCTGCCACTCATCGAACTCGTCACCGAACTTCCGGCACTGATCCTCAACCGCCGGCCACCCCGTCGACTCAATCCCCGACGGCAGCACGACGTGGCGGGCTACCTCAGATAGCCGACCACTTCTCGTCTGCGACCGGACCACGATTCTCCGTCTCCTGCTCCTCACGGGCGTCCAGAGCGCGAACCTCGCGGTCATACTCCCGAATCTTGGCGCTCACCCCCGCCAGTGCGTGCGCCGGCACCGCACCCTTGTCCATCTCCATAGCCAGATGAGCGCGGAGAGCCACCAGCAAGTCCCGCTCCGACGACTCAGCGGCCTGCTTGATGGTGCTTGGCGGCTTCCGCTGCCCCTCGGTATCAGGCGCCACCACGGCCAGCTTGCGGGGCATCGCGGTCACCTCCGGAGCGTTTTTTCCATGCGGAGAGAGATTGGACCT